CGTTACCTTAAGGAAGAAGTGAGAAGAAACCTTAAGCACAATAGGGTTGATTGAATATGATGGGTCACCTATTATGTTCAATAGAAAAGAGAGTCGCTCATGCCGCCTCGGTTGTTTATAAGGGGGCCTCTTAAGTTGTCTTACTCGACAGTACTGACAACAGTGGGTGCTCCAACCAGAAAGCCAAATGAAAAATCATCAGCCAGGGCACGACAGAAAATAGATCCTGTAGTGACACCAGTCCAATAATCATAAAGCAAACCAGAGGAGTTTGTATTACCACGAATCCAGTGATTAACACATACAGAAGGATTGTAATATGGAATTTCAATCTTTGCTGTATCAGTTGCAGCCATAGTAAATGTCTGAACTGGTTGGAGAGTTGTATCAGTAATCGTACCAACACCAGTTTCTGTTAAAGAATCTGCTGTGACTTGATTAATAGTGCTAACTCTGGATGGGTAATAATTTTGAGCATACCAACGCATACCGCCTCTATGGAATCCGTATAACCATGTAGTGAACATTGTTAAATCTCGTTGCACACCTGTTGGTGTTGCAGAAACTGCTCGACTACTTGGTTCAGAACTCAAAAAGAATTTCGTAGATTCATTACCAAATGATCCAGCAGGCCAAAAACGTTTCAATACAGCTCGGAGAGACCGTACAGGATCACCAATTGACATTGAGTGTGCTGTAACAGAATCTGATGTAGTATTCGGAGCCATATTAACTATGTTAGCCAGGTCACCACTACCTTCCACATGTGCTATGTTCAAAACTGGTGATGGAACACCTTCGTGTTTGAGCACAGGTACCGAGAGTTCAAAATCTTGACCTCCAGATACAAACAATGGAAAATAGATAGTGTCACTAACATTTTCTGGTGCAATGAGGGGATTTTCCACAAAGAAATAGAGATATCCAATAGAGTTGTTGGTTCGCCTCCAGGGGAAGGTGTGTACAAACGGAATTTCAACATCATACGTGTTTGCATCGCGAATATCCACAACGTGGGCATAAGTATATTGCATAGTATTGATGATCATTTCACTGTCTGTAATCTTTTCACCTGGAATGAAAACAACACGGATACGCGCTGAGTGAAATTTAGTGCAAACGGGTCTGACATAAATGCGAATAGCACCACGCCAAAACTCGAATAGCCGTGAGATATATGATATTTGTGTAAATGTCGTATATCTATTGTTGCTATCAGTTGTTGATGTATGATAACTGTCTGCTCCGATAGGAATCGAACCAATTAATGTTCCTTCAGGATAAGTTTTTCCAAGAGACATGTGTCCAAGAACAGGATCAACAATATCTTCAACATTAAGGATTAAATTTGGTCTGTCTACAAGAGCAGAAATAGTCATCTCATCAACCGATCGACCACTTAAATCAATATCCGAAATACCTTGATCGTAATTCTGACTTGCTTTAGCACCAACAAAGGTAGTGTCACAAGTATACAGATCACGATATGGTAGTTGAACAACACCCATTAGATTTTGAACATCTAAAGGCTTTGACCAACCAAGGAGATCAGATATTTTTGATGCTGCGCCAAATGCCCATCCTCCAATTCTTGACAATCCTCCAACGAATGATGTGTCTTGATTGTTATTCAAGTATTTAGAAATACTTCCAAATGAGCTTGAAACAATCTTGCTCTTACGAGTTGCTTCAACAATGCTTGCAAGTGCAGCAGAAGCTTCAACAACAGCTGGGCGTGGTTGAACACCATAAGTTTTAAGATTTTCAATATTGATGAATAGAGACATATTGATTGCGTTAGGTGCAACAGATGAGGCAAGTGCAATAACTGGGATGATATGAATATTACCCAAGTATTTGCGATCAGAAGGATCCAATGGTACCGTAGTGGGGTACAATGGGATAACATTTGATTCACCAACATAGGGAATAGACAATGTTGCACTTGTAGTCTCAGCGATATTAATAATAACATGGGGACATCCTGAATAAAATACTTCCTTACCTCGATTGGTAGTTGCGGTTGGAAGTGAACATCCAGGTGGAGTGTAAGCAACTAGAAACATACCAAGCATTGTTGGATCAGTATTCCAGGTAAGTCTAATATTAAACGTACCTGAAAAACCAACAAAGCCTCGCAATTTATCCAGTGCTGGCATGCTATTAATAATATCAGCAAGTGGTTTGATGTAATGCGTTTCTTGTTTATAAGCATCAAATCGATGATAACGACTGAGAATGTCAGTGATATGCTTCATATCTGAATCAGGCATTGATGGTAGAAATGGGGAAGTAAAAGTTTCATTATTGGAGTTATCAGTAGTTGTATTACCAAATTCTGAAAAACCAGTAACATCACGATTGTCTTCTAGAATTTCACCAACGAAAGATTCATCATTAACATTATCATTGACTTGTAGTGTTTTGTTTGTATTTTGTGTAGTAGCAGGCTTTATTTACATACCTCGCGTCACTCAGCCTATAGCTTGTGAGGTTGGTTACACCTTGTTTAGGGGGTTGCCCATGAGTGTGGTTTCCTAAATAGGCACTCTATTTATCCACTTAAGGAACAGTCTATATAACCTTTGACTCGTAGTTTAAATGCCTTCGGGCAGAGTTTTCCTGGCTTAAGCCCAATTCAATTCTGGAAAATTCTTTAAAAGAGTTCCGTCACGAATCATCAATCGATAATCTTCATAGTCATTGCTAACCAGAGTCATATCGTAGTTTTCAGCACAAACATTCTTGATCTTCTTGCTGTAATTATCAAAAACTTCACGATCATGCAAAGCAAGTTCTGCAAAAGCAGCACGCGCATTTTGACTAATGACAGTTTCTTCATATGAATTTCCATGAATCCAATTGAAACATTCCAGGATTGATGGTAGTTTGAGTGGGGCCATCCAAATTCGATTGTGATCATCAAAAGAAAAACCTCTTTTCAGAAAGAAACATTGGTCCAATTGTTTGAATCCAGTCATGATACCAGTCTTTTCCTCATCAGTATAAATCATTCCGAATCGTGCAAAGGCTCGAGTCATACTTTCTTGATTATACCAATTTGAAACTCGGCTTGAGATATTCAAAAGATTGTCGTCACCATAAGCAATCATAGAAACAGAATCGTTGAATTCTTCATTTTCTGGTCGTTCCATATAAAATGTAACTCTACAGGCAATAGAATTATACATACTGTTTAAGATTGCTGTTGCGGGATTGCCAGATGGTTGTGAATGATTCAACTTGTAGAGATGTCTTCCACAAATATGATACGAGTTGACCACACTTTCCCAAAGGCAATGACGAACTTTAGCATCAATCTTAGAATAATCTGGACTCTTTTCATAATATTCTTCAATAACATCTAAAATAGACCAAAGAATATCAGGATGAAGAGTTCCATCATAATTACTAAAATCACCAGCTACATGTTTATCACCAAATTTTAGGAGATGTTTGGCCAGTTTGTCCCATTCAAGTGATTGACATCGAATTCCAACAGCACTTTCTGTATCAATACGTTTTTCCATAAGGAAAGCAATGAATGAAATAAAGTACATTCGAAATGCAATGACAAAATCCATAGGTGCGGCAGCAAAAACACGAGTTTTTCCAATTTCAACTTTCAATTTTGGAAGTGTTTCATCCTTAAGAGTATCAGTAAAGATGTATGGTTGAACATAACCTTTCTTCATACTCTCAATCTGAGACATAACCACTTTGCGGACTTCAGAAGCTTTCTTGCCATGAAGATCCCATTCCAAATTTCCAAACCATAAAGTTTTACCTTTTGATTTTTCATGACTCCAAGGATAACCAGCAGATGTTACTCGGTTAATACCTTTGATGTATTCCGAATCAGTTCCTTTGACGGCTTCATCAAATGACAATACACGCATATTGCTATAGTTGCATTTTGATTTAGCTAATTGTTGTTTATACGATAGGACACTTCTTTTCAGAATATTCTGGTCAAGGATTGGAACGTTCTTAAATTGTTTTTGAATTCCTTTGAACATTGGACCATTTTCAGTTTCTGGATGCATCAATTTTGCAGGTGCCATTTCTGATGGATAAATCTTACTGAAGATTTTTGTTGAATGGATTTTAGTCCTCACATTTGGGTGTGGTGGATCTAAAATCTTTCCAAGAGAAATACAATTTCCTTCGACAATTGCATTTGGTGTTTCATCAGTAGCAACGAAATTTGGTAAAATTTGTTCATCCTCATCAATAATTGCTTCAAGATCTTCAGAAACCAGTGGGATAAAACAAGCTTTACCAGCACATCCTGCAAAATGAATACCACAAATTCTTCGTGAACTTATGAGTGAATCCATAATGTAAACACTTCCACAATCTCCTTCACGTGATCCAATATTGGTGGTTGCTGATTGGCAAGTAAAGCGAGAACCATCTGTGTCAATTGTTTCTTGCATTGTAATGTTTTCAACGTTACCGAACTTAGTTTCATGACTAATATTCATGCAATCCGCAACTGTTGAGACAACTCGGGTTCCAACCAAATTGGTTAACTGTGATCGTTCCATAACATGTTTTCTCAAGTCAGGATAACGCATGCACTTCTTGTCAAGTTGGATGGTGCACAAATCAGTCATTTGACCAGCACGAAGATAATCTTTTGTCTTCTTTCGTATTTCACTCCATTGATAATCAATACCTTCAGTGGCAAATGATGAACAAATTCGAACTTTAAAATCCGGTCTTGCTTCAGCCATTCGATCCATAAGACGAACATAGTGTGCATTAATAATGAAGGTTCTACCAACTGGAAAGAAAATTCTAATTGGTGATGACCCATTCATAATTACATTATCTTCATTCAACCACATGATTTTGGCCATGTTTGATCGAATCTTGAGATTCAAATCTGAAGCATTAGATGAGACCCAGCCTTCATATTGACTACAGAATGCTTGCTTATTGATATCAATTTTCTCAGCATCTTCCATTGACATTTCCTTGAATGTAGACCATGGTGGTAAAGTTGCACGAATATAATCAACTTTTTCTTCTTCAGTCAAGTCTTGGCTCTCAAGTTTGTGTAATAACCGAGTCAACAAATTATTCCACATAATTCGTTTTTCAGTTAATGGATCAGAAAACCAACCTTCAGTCTTGACATCGATAATTTGTTGACCATATTCATATTTAAACTGGGCTTTGTTCATTCGAGCTTTTCCTGATTCAATCTTGACAGCACTTTTGTTCAAACGAGACTTTCCTGATTCAATTTTAACTTGTGATTTATTCAAGCGTGACTTTCCAGATTCAATCTTCACTTGTGATTTGTTCAATCTTGATTTGCCCGACTCAACTTCATATTCATCATCATTGTTAAATGATTTATACAAATTGTATGCAGACATTCCAATCAAGAAAACACTAAGAATGACAATAATACTATTAACGATCTGGTATTTCTCATTTTGTTCTTCCATCCATTTATAAACAGATTCGCAGATTTCGAAACAAGTCATATCATCTTCCATAGTAATCATTCCAGTTGTTCTTGTTACAAATTCGTGAATTGCATCTTCAAAATTGTATTCTTCACGAAGAACTTCCCAAAGATCGTCAAATTCATTTCGTTCCGGATTTACATACACTGTCGAAACATAACGTTCTTCCATTTTATCACAAACTTCATGTGTGTGAACTGGATAAACTTGCCGTTCAGTTTTAAACCATGACCATCCTTCAACTTCTGCCATCATTTGTCGTGCAAAATCAGCCAAGCCTTCTTTTTGTTTGTGAAATTTTTCTTTCTTCATTTGAAGTTTGTTGATCAACATTCGCATCAAGGTTTTGAAATCAATTGCTTCTTGACCAATACAACCATTCATGGTGTCCCACGTTCTGAATTCATAAACATCCAAATTAATGGTTCCAGTCTTAAATTCATCACGGAGACGTCCAAATTGGTCTGCATACTCAGCTTTCAAGGAAACTTCAAATGGCATATCAACACGTCTGCAAACAGCTGCTTGAGATACAAGAGATGTTGGCTTGAGAATAGTGAGATTAGTTGTAGCTACAACGCACTTTGAAGTAAATGTTGCAGTTTTCTTGGATTCAATATCAGCCATATGTAGAGGATATGGAAAAGGATTACTCATTCGAATAAGTTCCATAAATTCAACATTAGGGTTTGAAGAAGTATCCTTAACTTGACCAAAATCATCGATAAGTGTGACAACTTGGTCTTGATAGCGATCCCAATATTCTTGCTCATGCATTCTAGCATACAAACAATTGTCAATTGCTTCCTGAATTTGTGCATCAGTCATATCTGGTGTTATCTTCTTAGCATGTGCCAAAACTGTTGATCCAATGTGATAGAGAATTGAAGATTTTCCAACTCCTGATCCACCAGATAACATCATAACAACCGGCTCAATACGATTCTTTAGTGATGCACCATGGAGATTACATGCTCGCTGGTAAAGATTGACAATTGGTGCTTGAATCTTATCCAACACTTGTACAATTGATCGATTTGTTCGGTATGCAATTCTCATAGCCATATAATTATTGTACATAACTTCAACTTCCATTGAAATTTCAGGTTTGTTCATCATTTCGGCTCGTTTTTCCATGTCGAATGTCTTTAATGTTTCTATCAAAGTTTTGACATCATTTGGAATACTTTCATTAGCGCCAAAGCCACAGAATTCTATTCCAAAATTTGACAAAACGTTATAGAAAACATTGCTAAAACAATCTGACAACTTTGTTGCACTAGTTAAAAGTTTTGAATGAGCTTCGATGCGCTTGACAAAAGCCAAATAGGTTTGTTCATTGAGTGTAAAAGTTGACATTCCACAAATCAATGCAACAACCACAAATGAAATACCCATGAATGGATGTTCGCTAAAACTTTGGACATGTGCAATTGATTGGTTAATATTGATGTTCAATTTTGGAACCATCCATTTAGCAGTTGACCAAGTCAGTGAAATTACCGTCAAAAATTTTGCAGCTTCTGAAATATAGGCATTACTAGAAAACATCATTCCTGACATAAAGATTGCTCTTCCTAATGACTCAAATGGTGTCAATGCCAAAAGACAATAGATAATAAAAAATCCAAACACATAAAGTAATTCAGAATATCCAATTGTCTTTGCAATGAAATCATGTGTAGAACTAGCAAATTTCCAAAGGTTCTTTGCTGTTGCACAGAATGATTTGATAGCAGATATAATGCTTGAAAGATGTGTTGTAACAAATTCAGTTGCTGAAACAAGACCATCTTTGAATTTTCCAGCCAAATCAACAACAAAAGAGTAAAGTGTTTCAAAACTTTCAACTTTTGATGGACAAGGACTATCTAAATTCTTTCCAAGCTGTTCAGACATTTCAAATACTTCTTTAAAGAGTTGCATATTGGCTTTATCGTTACGTGCAATAGACAAGTCCTTAAATGATTCAAAACGTGCCAAACGCTTATCGTGAAGCTTTCGCATCATGATAGCAAACTGCTTGGCATTGTATCTTTCTCGGGCAATAATGTACCGGGGAGTTGGGCATGACTTCTTAGTTGAAATATAAGAGGCCATCAAGGCAGGGGAAGGGGTAAGGGGTTTTTGTTGGGTTTGTTGAGTTAGTTTAGATAAAGTAGACATTCTTGCGGCTATCTGTCGGGCAATATTCTGTAGCATAGACTAACTTGATAAGCGTCGGGATTTTAAAAACCTAAGGTAAACTCATAGGATAATCCGCATCGCGACTTATAATCAAGGGTTGTTCCGGTTCTTCCGTCTACAACAATGTCATCAGGGCATACATTTTGCGTCCCGAGCGAACTTTGATACTTTAATATTCCATTAGGATTATTAAAGCCAACGTAGATCCATTAATCAGGCAGGGCGGGGTAAAACGGTTCAATTTAGAAAATAAGTTGGGGGGGGTTTAGCACTACTTCATAGTGACAACCGTAAGGGAGGTATACAATTGAGATCCAATATAGTCTATATATGGGGAACTTTCAGTCACTTATGCGGTGATTGTGCTAACTTCAATCGCATAAGGAGTCCAGATTTCATCATATATAGAGTGTCTTCTCTTCACTCGTTTGTAGGGCTCACAATACGCTAGTATAATTGAAGTATTAAATTCGCAAACGATTACTC